AGAACTCAGACTATGAGTGATATCTGCCATCGCAGGTGCTGCAACCGATGCAAGTAACAGCGCTGGTAAAACTATGCGCTTCATAGAAAGGATTCAAATGTCTCTCTCTATAGTAGGTAATTATTTTTTGCTACAGATTTTTTCCTTTTGCCAATGTTGCATACGATGCTGTTGCCTTTTAATCTCTTGACAATGAGCACAGTTACATTCTTTATTAATCAACTCAGTCTTTTCTAAGTCTGGAATCACCATGTCCATGTGCGATACCTAGTTCGTGCATTTTGGCATGTTCATCGATTGTGTCTCTCAATTGTTTTGATCCTCCACCAAACGTCAAATAAATTCCATACGTGATAGATGCCAAGGTGATGACTACTAAACCACCTATAAAAAAGACTAGTTGAGGATCAATCGTCATTTCTGTCATAAGTATGCTTTCGATATATTAGTAGCAAATCCTATCAATGTAACGCCTGCTGCTAGTACTGCTGCCGCACCTATAACCCACTTCTCTACAGCCTTAAGACGTTCACGCAACTCATCTTGCTTCTCTTCCAGTCTTTCGATCTTAAGAGCTTGTACTGTAAGACGAGTCTCTTGAGACGCATCTACATGTGAAGGATTGTCGCAAGTCATGATTTCTTAGAAGAGTCTACAACTTCTGCACCTAATATTCTAATTGGCTGCTCAACTCTAATTGTTTGGTAACCACTACTCTGATTGCCTAATAAAGATAGTAATTCTTTCTTGCTTAGCGGCTTATCATCTGGATTCACATTATAAGTACCATCTCCTTGTTTTTTAGCACTCTTCTCCAGGCCAAAACTTGCAAGCGACGAAGCCAGGAGAGACGCCGGAAAAGTTATATCCTGTTTTTCCCCTGACGTCAACCCAGGAATCTCTGGCAAATAATTTAGGGTCACTAATGCCCCGGACCAAGCAACTACTACCAGTCTCACTAAAACTGAGATGTACTCAAACTGTTCCTCCTTATCGTCTAATTTTTCTTTCAACGCCTGAAAGACACCCTTCTTCTTCGGCTCTTCCTCTTGTGGAATTTTCTTATCTGCCGTAGTAGCCATTTCATTTGATTAATCTACATTAATAGTAGACGTTTTAAGTTGGGTAATACGCAGGCACTAGTGTTCCTCTGTCATCATCGTCGTCATCGTCATCCTTGAAAGGTAATTCACCAAGCATAAGAATGCTAACGATGAATACAGATATAACAGGTAAAAATGGAAATAGAAAAGCTAATTGAATTGTTGACGGGTCTGCTAATTCATTCATGAGCATGAGATAATTTTTTGTAGGCTTTTTTAGCCTTTTTAATAATTTTCTGTGCCTCGTCTCGAGACATGCATTTCTCTGCCTTCCTCGCAAGGCGGATTAATTTTTGATGTTGTTTATTAATCGTAATCGTAAATTTCTGATAAACCGTACAAACCGCCCAACCCTGCAAGCAAACTAGCTGCTGTATGTCCTGCTCCCCACTTCATAGCTTTACGTCCACGTAAGCTTTTTTGATAGACAGGATCACTAATCACATCACGAGGTGCGGTATCAGCAGGTTCAGCAGGATCTCTTACGGGAGTGCTAGGACCAGCAGCAACTTCAGATTCAGGAGCAACAGGAGCTTTATATTCTCTCATATCCTCTCCTATATTCATTGGGTCAAAGGTAGGATCATCACTTTGACTGGCATTTAATATTGCCATTTTGGTCATCATCTTGCGATGATCGGTCATAGGAGTATCTGCTCTTGCTTGTCTCCTCTGTCCGTCAGCCGTTGCTTCTGTTGTTGGTTGGCCGACCTTAAGACGAGCCATAGCTTTAGCGTCCTGATCGCTTAAACCTAATTCACGTGCTTTAACATAAGCCAAGTCAAAGTCTGCTGTTTCTCTTGCGGTGTCGTAAACACCTTCAGCAGGATTGTAACGAGTAGCAGGATTTGTCTGAAATAAATCATCTATTAACGCATCAGACACTAACCTTGCATCACCACCAGCAATATCACCTCTTGCCGTCAAAGATGCTCTATATTTTTCGAGTTGATCTTGTGCTTTTTTAGTGCCTGTCCCTTGATTCAGCAAGACACTAGGATCATCGTATTGATAGACATTCTTTTGGTCTTGATCTGCAAAAGCTCCCCTAGGAACTTGATCTGTTGTGTATGACTTAGGAAAATCCCCAGGAACTCCACCGCCTCTATCTTCAGTAATATCTCTTGAAGCAAGTCGTTGTAATATTTCATTTTCGCTGACGCCAGCTCTTTCTGCAATGGCTTTAATTTCTGCTGCTTCAATATTTTTATACATCTGCGGACCTGTCATTTCTTGCAACTTATCTATATCTCTCATAGCCTTACCAACCAAGGCTCTTGCTGTTACGTCTCCTAATTCAGCAGCACGCCAAATACCTTCGCCTGCACCTTTTGCTCCCATGAGATTATCAAGGGCATCTAATATTTTTTTAAAATCTTCATTCACAGGAAAACACCTCTTCTTCTCATATCTGCTATTTCATCCATTAAAGTTTTTAATTTTCCTTGATCAATAGATTGGGTATTTAGAAGAGAAGGAATAGGACCTTGTTCTACCGGTCCGTCTGTAGTCCAGTCTTCGTAGCCAACTATATTTGCATCAGCCAATTTAGGTGCAAGTGGTGCAGGGGCAGGCCAATCCTTGTCATAAGGTTCTTTAGACCTGTCGTCACCTGGGCTTTGACCAGGAGGCTGTAGAGCAAACATTGAACCTAGCAATGTTCGAACTTCTTCTCTGTCGTTAGCAAAATTCATCATGATTAAAAATTGTGAGTGAAGCCACCTTGCATACCAAATCCACCACCACCATTACGAGGCCTGTAGTCAATGCCTAGGTTAAAGCCACCTCCAGTTCGTGGATCTACCTTTGATATACCTGCTTGTCCTGTTATTGATCCAGGATTGTCCATTGTGAATTCACCTCCGAAAGGATCTTGACCTTTATCTTGATAAGGGAAATTAACGTCTACTCCACCACTGAAATTAATATCTTTCTTTTTATTAATCGGAGTTTGTAAAGATCCTTTTACTCCGTAAATACCTTCATCATCTACTTTTAGGTTGCCACTGACGAGAGGAGCTTGAGGTGCCATTGGTGTATTAGGCACATCACTTAAACCTTGAACAGGAAAACCACTGTTGACCATTGAGCTGCCCAATGCAACAGTTTGAACGTTCTCAGCTTGTTGTTTATTTAGCAGATCTAATACTGCCTCATTCCCAGCCATCCGCATTTGATAGCCTTGATTATTTGGCACAAGAAAGAAGACAGTCTAACACTCCCTATTCTAGCTTTCTTTGTTTTCTTCAGGCATACTAATGAATATTTGGCTCATGCTGGAGTCAATTTAAAATTACAAGACAAACTAATTCTTGTATTGTCTTCCGTTACCCGCGTCACACCGTGAGGTAAATAGGCTGGAAAAATTAATAAAGTTCCAGTTTTAATAGGTTCAGTACTATAACCTGCATATTGACCTACATAAATTCTATTTGTATGAGATGAATCGAAAGATCCTGCTTTAACCAAGCTTGGACATTCAATATAAAAATCTCCAGATTTATAAGATTTTTCTATTGGTAGTTGATAATAATAAACAACTGCAATATCACACGATGGATGATTATGAGTATGTGCAAAATCATCCTTATTAAATTGTGTCAACCAAGATTCGTTACAATGCAATCTTGATATGTCGCATTCTGGATTTACAAACTGAATATAACTCTTCACTTCTTGAGTGATGATGTTAGCCAACTTTGGTGCGTTATTAAAAATAGAATCTTTCACTTCCCAGTTTTCTTCATTATTAATTGCAGAAGTAGAGATTTTATGCGTTTTTCCCCAATCATCACGATATTTAAATTTAACTTTACTATCTATATAGTCTTTTATTTCTTGTTGAATTTCATTAAAAACAGGTTGATCGTTCAACTCAAATCTTCCTAACAAAGTAGGAAATACTTCAAATATTCTTCGACTCAAGTCGCTCATAAAAAACCGCCCATACTCAGTACAGTATGAACGGTTTAATGAAAAAATCTAGAAACTAATTAACAGTCGCATAGATTAGGATGTTCTCCAGTCGCACAATAGTCTTCATGAAAAGACGTATTTTCACAAGTACGTTCTTCAGGAACGCCTGGCCCCATTGTGAAGCCTTTAGGTAGAGAGATGCCACCATGATTAGTGCATCCCACTAGTAATACTGCAAGCAGTAATTTAGAAGCTGTACTTAACACCTAGTTTTCCGCCTGAACCAAAGTTTTCTTCCTCTTCACCTGTAAGGAAAGATACTTCACCGTAGATATCTGTAGATTCAGATACTGCAATACTTCCACCAGCTTTTCCTGAAAGACGAGTTTCAGTGTCTGCATCTTTAACAGCTACGAATGCTGGGCCACCTTGTACGTAGTAAGAAACCTTACCAGTATCATTAGCACCTGCGTAACCTATATGAAGATCCGTTGTAGCATTTGTATACTTCTTATCTGTCCAGCTTGCATTAGTTTCAGCATTTATATAAGGTCCTGCAATCGAGGCTGGAGCCGCGATCAAAGCAAAAGCTGCAGCACCGTAAAGGGTTCTTAACACAGTAATTAGAAAAATTAATAACAAACTTTATTTTATATACAATTCTTAATGTTTTATCCACTATGTGCCACTAATTAAATAGCGCACTCCCAGGAAGTACAGCATCCACGCCAATCTTCATCTTCAAGGTTTTGAATGTTAACTTCAGTTGGATTGGAATCAGTAATATAGAATCCTGAATTATAAGATTTAGCAGTGACCACACCTGCCGCTTCTTCTATAGGCGCAGTAATAGCTTGGCATTGATGTCCTGATACTCCTAGTACTTCTTCTTCAAAATCACCATTGGGTTTGATTTTAATTCTTATTGTTGTTTGAGGCATGAAAATAAAGCATTTATTTCGTTGTACACAATCGATACAATCGTGGCAATTCTTTAGGAGTTAAATGCTGTTTCCAACACAGGCTTTAATTCGGCTTCAAGAGGATAATGTCTAAGCAACGTTTTAGCTTCTCTTCTTACTTCGCGTGGTATCCGAGGAGTTTCCTTTGGATTCGTTAATCGCAGGAGAAAATCACGAGTCGATATCACTGCTGTTATTTTTTGCTGACCACTGCTAATCAGCCGTCTGTCCGAAACAGGAGGATAATTTCTAAGTTTCATCAGACTCAAGAGTTACAGGATGAGACCTATTAAATGCTTTTATTTGCTCTTGAGTTTTTTCGTCATGCCACAACTCGACTTGGCGTTCTATTTCTTTCATCCCTACATGCTTAGCATAGAGCTCTGCTAGTCCTGTGTAAGTATTTCTCTTCGGAATAGGAGCATTGCTTCTGTCATACAAATCATATATATAAGCCATAAAATCAGATCTATTTTGATTGTTCCTGACTCGCTGTAAAGGTGTCATTGTTTCTTCCATCTTTGTTTTATTCAGTTTTTTAACGATAGCTATATCATCGCCATTAATCAAGTATTCTATATTGCTTATCAATCAAATAATTGCTGATGGCGTGGACAATTATTTTTAGGAACATAATTAATATTCATCACATACCTAGCAGAAGCATCTGTAGTCGTCGTCCCTGCGTGAAACATTCTATTAGAAAAATATACCAGCCTATTAGCTTTGCTGGTAACCTTATCTTTATTTTTATTATCAAATAATGTATACCCATCGCATGTATTTAAATAAAAACAAGCATTACACATTTGATCATATTCCTTATCTTTTCCGACACAATCTACATGGAATGGAGATACTAACACTTCGTGAGTATTGAATGTCGCATTAATCTTTATACGTATCACAGCGAGAGGATCTAAGATTTTGAATAATTGATACACAACAGGAGCAAATAAATCTAAACGACATTCAAATTGATTGCCATTCATTCCGTATATATTTGGCCTGTATAAATGCTGTAGTAAATCATCAAAGAGTCTAATGCTACCTTGGAAATTACCAGCTGCAGCACCTCGTTGATTAGGTTCTTTAACTCCTTGATAATCTTCAAGGATAACTTTTTGATCCAAAGTCCATGAAGGAAGAGGAGACATAAAAAACTCCTGAAACGGTATAAACGTCTCAGGAGTTACGACATCGTCTACAACTAAATAATCAAGCATGTAAATTTTTAATTCACACTCTAGTTGGTTTTAGAGGTTTGGGGGTGTTTTGTCGAGAGAAAATGCTGTTGTTATTTTCGCAATACTTGCATCTGATAAGATACCTGCTGTTTTTAAATCTGTTAACACGTTTTTATATTCTGTGTTTGCCGCATGATTTAGTAGCCAAACAGTTCCTCCAGAACCCCAAGTCAATTCAAGATCATTAACAAGATCATTGCTGCCATCCTTAACTGCTGCTCGATATTTTGCTCTATCTGCTGCAGTGACATGCGTCATAAACAGCGGTTTTCGAGACGTTTGCTGACTTTTAGCTATTCCATTGTCGATTGCAATACTTGATGCGGCTTCTGCTTTCCAAGTAGAACCATCTTTAATAAAGCCTACCTCAGCCGAGTTAGGTACATTAACAAATAATGCAGCAATATCTGCATGATAGTTTTTGGAAGGATTAGCACATATAATAGTGATCCGTTGCTTGCCTTCGGAATCTGTTTCTATGAATGCTTTCTGAGTCATAACAATTGTGTTCTACACTTACAAGTTTAAATTTATTTTACTCTATTGCATACTGAATGATGATCAAGCCCATTCCACCGCCTTGAATGCCCATCTGTTGTCTAGTTTGACCATCCCAGCCAGTAGAGCCACCACCACCAGCTAATCCTGCGGTGCCTCCCTGTTGGTATTGAGCTGAACCACCTCCTCCACCTAAGACTCCGCCATTTCCTCCTATTGCTCCTCTAGTGTCGTTGCTACTGCCATAAGCTCCCACGCCACCACCTCCTGCTCCTGGGCCTCCATTTCCTGCATTCATCGTCCAGCATGAAGAACTACCGCGAGTACTATTAGCTCCTCCGCCACCTCCTCCGCCAAGGAATATCATATTCGGATCCCAAATAGCTCCGCCTTCTCCAGATTTACCGTTGTTGCCAGAAGGTCTCATTTGATCATTATTGTCCCACCAATTACCAGCAGCGCCAACACCTCCTGCCCCGAATAATCCTGCACCGCCATTGCCTCCTCTTACTCTTCTTTCTCCGCCATCGTAAGGGCCATTTCCCTGACCAGCAGTTCCTGATCCTCCTGGAGGGGTGTAAGTCGTATGTGGTCTGATGCCGTGAAAGTTGATACTTCCACCTGATCCTCCGCAATAACTAGTACCTCTTCCTCCGTTTCCTCCATCTGCTTGTTTATGGAATCCAGGGGCTGCTCCGCCACCTCCGCCATATCCACTACCTGGGTCATTACTGCCTTGGCCGCCTTGGCCGCCTCTTCTATTGATATCTCCACCAACACCTATACCTCCTTGTGCATATCCACTATTTACACTTGATTGTGGATTACTACCTTCACCAGTTGAGTTTGGGTTCCCAGAAGGGTTACTAGGATTGTGTCCATCATTACCTGCGGTCGCAGAGCAATGACTACCGAAAGAAGAAGTTGTTCCTCTACTGTTACGAGTGTCTTTATTGGCCCTTCCGACAGTAATAGTTTCAGTTGCTCCTAATGATGCAATAGCAATCTCTTTGTATGACATTCCACCGGCACCACCTCCGTAAGCATTGCCACTACTACCATAAGTTCCTGCATTGCCGCCTGGTCCGTAAACCCAAACTCTTAAAGGTAAGTCTGTTTTAATATTGCTTGGCTTAGTCCATGTATAAACACCATCGTAGAACTGATCCCAGCCATCTGGCCAAGCTCCTGTAGCGTGGCTTGTACTGGGATTAGCTTTTGGGCTACACCAATATTCAATCTTGTTGTACGGTCCAAGAACGGTTCCGCTTGCGCCTCCAGAAGAAGTAAATCCTGGTGTTATACCAAATCCTGACATGATTAATTAAGCTCCGTATGCATCTATTTTAGTTTTAGTTGCTGCACCTATGAATGATTTCGTGACAAAGTAGTCAATATCTGTTTTAACGTCGGTTGCAGCTAAGTTATGAGGGCCGTAATCAAACATTTCCATAAAATCATCGACAGTATCATCGGTTGATTCTGCTGCTTTTAATGCTTTTCTTTCGGCTGCTGTACACAAGGCTAGGAAATCACCTTTATTGATGTCGCGCTTGACAATGCCAGGGTCTGGAGCGGCAGGTGCGGCAGGAGTTGTGTACTTGCCGTCTCCACCTTTAATTTGTCCTATCTGTACGGAATCATCTACTGATACGTAGTGTTTCGCCAAATCAGCATGTAATACTGTCTTCGGATCAACGTCGAATGTGTCTGTAACATTCCCACCGTCGTCATGGATTGCCCATTTTGCCATTAGTTAATCCTCCTTATGCTGTTTTGAATTGGATGAAGATAAGGCCATCGCCTCCTCTATTATTTCCGTATTGGTTGTTCATACCGGAAGCTCTATTGCCTCCAGTTTGAGCTCCATATCCAGTACCTCCACCGCCACCGGCATTACCTCCTGGGCCTCCGGAACAGTACTGTGCTCCACCACCGCCACCACCTAAGACTCCTCCAGCACCTGCGCACCAAAAGGCGTTATTAGTACTACTGTCGTAAGCACATGCACTTCCGCCACCTGCTCCTGGTCCGCCAGCTCCAGCATTACCTCCAGATCTTTCTGAAGACTGGTGATTAGCAGTTCCAGCGCCACCACCTCCTCCTCCGAGGAATATGTGGTTAGGACCCCATGTTGCCGTGCCTTTACCTGATTCAGCAGGAGCCATTGCAGTCCAATTGTTACTGTAACAAGCAGAACTTGCTCCAGTACCACCTGCTCCATTTAGTCCTGCACCGCCACTACCACCTCTTCCTGAATAGTTGTAGTTACCCCATTGGTTTACTGAACCCATTCCAGCGGTTCCTGCGCCTCCTGCTGATGTGTAAGAGGTCCAAGCTCTAGTTCCAGGGAAATTGATAGAAGCTCCGCTACCTGCAGAGTAACTATCACCACGTCCACCCATCATGCCATCTGTATATCCCTGAGGGCTTGGACCAGAACCTCCTCCTCCGCCATATCCACTACTTGGGCTCTCACCGCCGACACCGCCTTGACCTCCTCTTCTATTCGTATCACCTCCTACTCCAATGCCTCCTTGTGCATATCCACTATTTATACTTGATTGTGGATTACTACTTTCTCCAGTGGCATTTGGGTTGCCAGATGGGTTGCTAGGATTTTGTCCATCATTACCTGCGGTCGCAGAGCAATGAGACCCAAAAGAGGTGTCTCCACCCCTACTATTTCTTGTGCTGTTACCAGCTTCTGCAATCGTAACTGTAACTGTATCACTAGGAGATAAACCAGTTACCTCTTTAATTGATAGCCCTCCGCCACCTCCGCCATAAGAATTACCACTACTACTGTGAGTACCTGAATTACCTCCTGCTCCCCAACAATAAACCTTTACTGATGTTCCGTTGTCGAAGTTAGCTGGAACAGTCCATGTGTAGGATCCTGCTTGGTTCCACATCTCAGTAGCATTTCTAGGGCCGTCTAGAAAGCCTCCTCCAGAACCAGAAACTAAGCTTGATAAAGTTGCCATTTAAGTTACCCTCCAGCCTTGAGCAGCGTTGTAATAAGTCAATCTAAAACCTACGTTTTTCATATCTACGACTAAATCTTCGGCAAGCCCCATGATTTTGAGTCCGTTGCGAGCAAGAGTAACGTTATTGTCTTTCAGATTGCCTGTTGCATCTGCAAAATCAATAAAATCATCTTCTACAGCCGCAGCAGGAAGGGTGACTGTAAATGCTCCTCCAGAAGCATCTAATAGTAAGGCATCTCCAACTACTGCGTTGTAAGCAGAAGATTTTGCAGACCAATCAAGGTCAGATCCTGAGATACCGTCGAATGAGAGTTTTCTACCCATGTTTATGCCTCCTAAGGTAAATAGATCTCATCAAGTCTCGATACCATAAGCGGTAAAGGAGACGTTGCCGCTTCCACTACCAACTATGATACGACCCGTATTTTCTAATGTAATACCAGTACGTTCCATCGCAGAATTCCCGCCAAGTGAGAAATCGTACTCGACGTAATACTTAGCATCTATAGCTCCAGTAGTAGCTGTTGTACCAGAATCTACAACTGCAATACGAACAGTATCCGGTGTCGCTGCTTGGTTGCAAGCTGACAAGATAACAGTCGTTGTTGCGGAAGCACTAAATAATTTGTAGGTATTAGTCAGGTCCGGTGCTCCACCAGCCGGTTTTAGACTCCCCTTAATTCCCGAGGCCATACGATCTCTATAAAACAGGTGGGCAGGTTAACTGCCTCGTCACTTTAGTATAGAGGCTATTAGATCTCAATGTCTCTTTACCTAAGACGTTTTAAGGTCCTATGCCAAAGTCACCATTACGTTCTACTCTTTTACGTAAATTACTCATAGAGGTACTAGCTCGTTTTATCGCACGAGTATTAGCTTTATCTACTCTC